ATCAGTTTTTAATATTGCAAAAACTTACGGGTTAAAAGTTCCGGGAATGAGACCATCAGTTGCGTTAGTTGATTTTTCAATCACAGTTCCGGCTTTTGGTGATAAAGAAGATTTAAGATATTGTGGTATATTAAGACGAGGTTCCCAAGTTAATGGTGCAGGACAAGTTTTTGAAACAGTTTATGATATTGATTTTGCGTCACCAACAAATGCTGAAGGATTTCCAAACAGATTAAAAATACCTAATTTTGATTCAAATAATAAATTGTTAAATTATACTATTACTAAACGAGAAACCGTAGTAAATGGAACAACAAAAGTGTTCAAAAAAGTTATAACACCAAATGATGTTAGACCTTTTTATGAACTATTTTTACCGGATAAAAATATTTTAGGTGTGACTAGTGTATTGTTAAAAGATAGTACACAATATACTAATATACCTTCAGTTCAAGAATTTTTAGGTTTAGATAATAGATGGTATGAAGTGGACGCGTTAGCTGAGGACAGAGTGTTTGTAGAAGACCCTACAAAAGTTTCGGATTCTCCGGGAATTAAGGTTGGAAAATATATTCAAACAAGTACAAAGTTTATCACTGAGTTTACACCTGAAGGGTTTCTTAAAGTTACTTTTGGTGGAGGTTCCCAGTCGGCTGATGAACAATTAAGAGAATTTGCGAGAGACGGATATCAATTGAATTTATATAAATACTCAAATAATTTGGCGTTAGGTAGCACATTGAAACCAAATACAACATTATTCATTCAATATAGAGTAGGTGGTGGTGTAGGTAGTAATATTGGGGTTAACGCTATTACTCAAATTGGTACAGTTTCATTCTTTGTTAATGGGCCATCTGATAGTGTTAACACAACTGTAGTTAACTCATTAAGATGTACTAATGTGACAGCAGCTATTGGCGGGGCTAATTTCCCAACAACAGAAGAAGTTAGAAATTTAGTATCATATAATTTTTCAGCTCAAAAAAGAGCTGTAACTGTAAATGATTATGAATCAATAATTAGAACAATGCCATCTCAATTTGGGGCTCCCGCCAAAGTATCAATAACTGAAAATAATAACAAGATAATTGTTCAAATGTTATCTTATGATGAAACAGGTCGATTAACAGAAGTAATCTCAAATACTTTAAAAAATAATGTTGCAAATTACCTGTCAAATTATCGTATGATAAATGATTATGTATCAATACAAAGTGCAAATGTTATTGATTTAAGTTTTAATATTGATGTGGTGTTAGATAGTACTCAAAATCAAGGTACGGTAATTTCTCAAATAATAACTATTGTTTCTGATTATTTTGAACCAATTAATAGACAATTAGGTGAGAATGTTAATATATCTGAATTAAGAAGATTAATTCAAAGTGAAAATGGTGTTATTTCATTATCGGAAATTCAAGTGTTTAATCAAGTTGGTGGACAATACTCGTCTTCACAAACATCACAAAGATATCTTGATAGTGCAACTAAACAAATTGAATTAATTGATGAAACAATTTTTGCTCAACCAAATCAAACTTATCAAATTAAATATCCAAACAAAGATATTAATATTAGAGTTAAAAATTTAAAAACTGTTAATTTCTCGTAATAATTTATTTTGAAATATAATGAATTATCTTTTAAAAATAGTTTATAATCTATTTATTTAAAAAGATAACAAATGTCAAAGTCATACAGAATAAGAACTAAGGTTGGTGTTGATACTTCTTTAAAGGTATTAATCGAACAAGAATTCGAACATTTAGAAATTTTATCCCTAAAAATATTACAAAGTGATATCTATACACGACAATGTGCCGACTATGGTGTGGTTGTTGGTCGTGTTAGTGTTAATAATGGATTTGGTCTCCCAAACGCTAAAGTTTCTATCTTTTTACCATTAGATAGTGTAGACCAAACCAACCCAATTATATCTGAATTATATCCATATAAAACATTACTTGATAATAATGATGATGGATATCGTTATAATTTATTACCTTATGTTAAATCATATAGTGCTCACGTACCAACCGGAACATTTTTTACTAGAAATGATGTTTTAACAAATCCAACTCTTATTGAAGTTTACGACAAATATTATAAATATAATGCTACAACTAATGAAAGTGGGGATTTTATGATATTTGGTGTACCTGTAGGTTCTCATACTATTGTAATGGATGTTGATTTATCTGATATTGGTGAATTTTCATTATCACCACAAGATTTAATTAGAATGGGGTTGGCAACTGAAGCTCAAGTTGCCGGAACAAATTTTAAATCATCTAATAATTTACGTGAATTACCTCAGATTGTCAACTTAACAAAATCTATTGAAGTTGAACCTTTATGGGGTCAACCTGAAATTTGTAATTTAGGTATTACAAGAACAGATTTTGATTTAAGTAGTGAGGCAAAAATTGACATTAGACCAACATCTGTGTTTATGGGGTCAATAATATCCGGACCAAATAGTAGTGCTGTCTCAAATGGATGTAGACCACCTAATAGGTCAGGACAATTGTGTGATTTAACGGTAGGTCCGGGTGAAATATTAGCAATTAGACAAACCATTCAACAAGATAGTAATGGAAGACCAATTTTAGAGAATTTTACTTTAGAAGGTGGTGGTAAAGTTATTGACGAAAATGGAACTTGGTTAATTGATGTTCCTATGAACTTGGATTATTTTGTTACTAATGAGTTTGGTGAACAAGTATTATCTAATGACCCTGAAGTGGGTATTCCAACAAAAGGAAAATATCGATTTAAAGTTAAATGGAATCAATCACCGTCATTAAGTGAAACTACAAGACGGGCATATTTTTTAGTTCCAAATATTAAAGAGCATAAAACTCCAAATATTGACGAATCATATGCTTTTAGTGTTGATTGGAATGATTATGCTGACCCAACAAATATTAACGATGGGCAAATCATTCAAGAAGCTATAGATTGTGAAGATAGATTTTATATGATGCAATATAATAAGGTGTATACGGTCTCTCAATTTATTAGTGGAATAAGAAAAGGTAGTGGGTCTGAAAGATTTGTTGGTATTAAAAATATTTTAGATGAAACTTGTAGTGGATTAAATAATAGATTTCCAACCAACGACGGCAATTTTAAATTTGATATTTTATATATCATTTTTTACTTTTTTAGTATATTATTAACTCCTATATTTTTTGCGTTATTACTTTTATTACATATTTTATACTTTGTTGTTTGGATATTAAGAACGTTAGTATTACCGGCTTTAGCCTTATATACTTTTATTGTTGGTACTTATATGATTGCCGGTGCTTGGAGTTTTGGTTTTGGTGCGGTTTTTAGTTTAGGTAACTTATTGGCTGGATTGGCTTGGTTAATATTATCGGCTTTACTATTAACATTTATAATATTATTATTTAAAATAAAGTTACAAGGAATTAAAGTCCCTATTTTAACGTATCCCGAATGTGATTTATGTTCTTGTAGTCCTGATTCCTCAACTAGTGAGGATATTGGTGAGGGTGTTGGGGCAGAATCTAGCAATAATAATCAAGCAATTCCTTGTGGTGAGATTAAATCTAATACTGATATCACGTCAATAACTCTATCACCATCTATAGTACAATTATTTAATTTAGGAACATTTGATATTCCGACAAGTAATCCTCTTAATCCTAATGGATTACCCGCGGGACGTGTTGATGCTTATAGACAAAATTTAACCGGGGTAGTTTATGATGGCCAATATGCTTCAAATAATATTGGAGCACCTTATATGGCTTTTAAAACTATTAATAGTGATGGCAGAGACGATAGATGGATTTATACAACAAGTATACCTATGGCTGATAGAGTTAATCTATTTAATGTTAAAGCAAAATACTTTAACGGTACTTCAACACCTTTAACACCAAACGTTAATAATCCTGGTGGAGGTGTTAACATTATTTCAGTAAATTTTGAACCAACACAATCGGTAAAAACACATACAGATAACACAATAGTTATTGTGTGTGACCAACAAACAATTCAAAGTTTAACGCCAGGTCAATTAATTGCGTTCCAAGACCCAACAATGAGTAACGATATTAATCTTACAGGTGGTATTTTAAATGTTTATGGTAATAACGCAATTACAGGAACAACTACAACTGGTAACACAATAAATGTACCTATACGTTACGCTTTACCAAATGGGAGTGGTAATTCACCGGTAATAAATTACTCAGTTCAAATAACCGCAACAACAACTAATAACCTACATAAATTCCCAACGGATGTTGAATATTTTCAAGTTATTACCGGAATGACATATAGTCAATTTAGTGGATTATGTGGTAATGAAATTGGATTCGATTCTTTAAATAATCGTTATTTGAG